AACCCGCATTAGTTGTACTTGCAATTAAAGTATGCAATGAAGAACCAGATGGAGCTGTAGTTGAACCTATTAATACTTTACCTGAGCTGTCTATTCGGAGACGTTCAGTATTCGCTGTAACAACATAAAAAGTATTATCAGCAGGAAATCCAAAATATGTATCATTATCACCATAGTGTGTTATTTTAGCTGGTAAGAATATTTCATTTGGGATAAAGTTTCTTGAGCTATCTATTACAGTTGTGCCATTCAACTGGTAACTACCAATTGCATTAAAATTACCAGAGCTATCTAGGGTTGCTCTGTTTGCTGAACTGTTTGTCCCTGATCTAAAAAATAAAGTACCAGCAGACCCCCAATCAATAAACAAGTTGCCACTTGAAGCATGAAATCTACCTCTATCGCCAGCATCAGATGTAGCACCTATCCAATAACTTTGACCTAATGGTATAAGTACACCATTACTAACAGTTTCAAACTTTTTAGTGCCGTTATGATATAACTCAGAAGCACCATCTTGGGTAAACTTAGCCATAGTTTCGGTAAAGTCATTTTTGGCTATTTCTACAACACTACCTGCAATTCTTAGATTACCTGTACCTGTATCTTGGATGTTGCTGTGTGAGCCGTTGTGATAGATTTGTAGGTCGTTGCTTGCACCAAACTGGGCTTTGATATTGTCTGGGAAGGTTGTGCCATTGGCATCTAGGTAGTCTTCTATCTTAGTGTTTAATGAAGCAGTGGTTGCTTGGTTAGATGCATTACCTATAAAGATGTTGCCATCATTAAGGTTTGGGGTGTCATTTGATCTTCCCGCACCACCTACCTTGATCGCCCCGGCAGTAGGATGAGACCTTTGAACTTTACCTATGTTTTGTATTAAAGAAGATTCACCTGTAGGTTTAGAATTAGTTAATACTCCTGCGGTTGTAGAAATATATAAAGTATCGCCAAGGCTGAATGCAGAAGTATCAAAGCCTGAAATACTACCAAAGGTAACAACTTCAGTTGAACCATTAGCACTAGCGGCTGTTAAGATCAAACCAAAGGCAGGCATCTTAGCCGAATCATCAGCATCGGCTTTTGCTACTGTTGGAGTGTTACCGGATATACCATTAACATAAACTACATCCCCTTTAGCAACCGCTTCAGTGGCTTGGGCTTTAAATACGACTGCACCACGCAGATCACCGATGAACTCCTCTGCTGTTAACTCATTTCCATCTAATTGCGGGAACAGCTCAAGAACACCTGCTGTTAATCTAAGTTCTGCTTGGTTATTTTGTGAGAAAGCACGGGCTGTTGTTCCTTCTTGAGCCCTGACAACTGTAAGAGTATTTCCTGATATAGCAGTACACTTAACTATTTCATTATTAGTTAAGTCATCTAATGTTAAAAAAAATACATCCCCACCGCTTAAAGAGGGGAATACTGAACCGTCTGTTACTGTTATAGATGTTGCAGACGAAGTAATTCCTGCAGAAAGAGTGGTCTTTGCATTGTTCTTAAAAACAACTGCCACAGTTTAACCCCCTTAAGAAACTGTTACAGTCCAAGTAATTGTCATTGAGTCAGATGATCCTTTATTGACTACTGAGAATACTGTTCTACATAACATGGTGCCGCCTGAAGAAGCATTAAATAAGCCAGCTTCTGTAATAGCACCTGTACCTGTGCCAGCCCCAAATGTTGCCACATAAGCAACTTCTGCGTTTGTCACAGTTGTTGATGTTAAAGCAACTCTTGCTGCTTGTGTTCCTAGTGCAGAATCACCAGCTGCTGCAGGTGTAGAACCAGTACCAATAGCCATATGAGACATAGCTGTTGCAGTAGCATCTTTCATTCTGCTAGCAACAAACTCTTTTCCATCTGTAACAACTAAGTTATCAACCTCTTGTACAACTTCATCGTTGATAGCGATTGACAATTTACCTTTTAGTTTGAAATTATCGTTTATCATAAAGCTCCTAATTTAAAGTACTAGTATTTAATGCCGAAGTGTTTAAAACACTGGAGCTGCCACTAATTAAGTTAACAGCTATCGACTCACCTATTGTAACACTATCTAAAGCGGTTGTGTTAAAACTATAAGCAAGTGATTCGGTTATAGAGACAATATTTGTTTTAACTAAATCCGTATCAGTTGCTAAGTCATCAGTAACACTTGACTTATCATCCATTGTAAATGCATCTGTAAAACTTCTGCTAAATATTAAGGTCTTAGATAAATTTTCAGAAATGGACAATGAATCAGACTTTGGCAAAGAGTTACTTAAAACGGGAGCATCAGACAGCGATGAGCTATCAGAAAAACTTCTTGAGTATTGAACAGTTCTGCTCAAGCTTTCAGACATAGACACTGTATCTGCTTTTGCCACAAAAATAGCTAAAACAATTTCTTCTGCAACACTTAATGACTCAGATTTACCTAAGCTATTAGCTAATGCAGGAGAGTCTGAAAGAGTATAACTATCTGTTTTATCAGAACTTAAACCATACGCTGTGCTTTCACTAATGGTTAATGTTTCTGATTTGTTAAGTGCAGAATCTAAGGCTGCACTTTCTGATAAGGTTAAAGTGTCTGCTACACCATCTTTTGCTAATGTGAAAGAATGTTCATCAGTAAAACCAAAAACATTGCCTTTACCTAAGCTTGTATCTGTTTGCAAAGGATCATCAACTGAAGCCCTATCATCAAGAGAAAATGCATCTGAGAATTCTCTGGCATACTGTACTGTTCGGCTAAAACTTTCTGTTACTGAGAAAGAATCATCTTTACCTAAGCTTGGCTGCAATACAGTAGATTCAGCTATTGAAAAACTATCAGATTGACTTGAATCAAAAGATTTTGCTAGCAGTTCTGTAATACTGAAATCATCTTCATGAGCTCTGTTGTATGCCATTGCAGTGACCAATGACTCACTTATACCAAAAGAATCAGATAATACTTTTCCTACTGCTCTGCTAAGTTCCTCAGTTACTGAGAAAGAATCAGACTCTGATTTACTTGTAGCAATAATATGGTCTTCTGTCATGGAGAAGCTATCTGCTAACTGTTTGGCAACATCTAAAGCAGCTTGCTCTGTCACACTGACAGTAACTGCATTTGGATTCCCGGGATAGAAGTATAGGTTCTTAGTATCAGAATCTAAGAAAGTAGAAATGTGGAAGTTCTCATAATTGAGTTCAGCATCAAGATTTATATAGTTCAGGAGTATTCCTGATATAGGTGCTATAACCTGATTGGAAACACTTATATCTAAATCAACAAAGGAAGTACTTAAGCTGGGTGCTGAGGTATCAGCTGTTTCTGTAGAGAGAACTACATCTTGAAACTGAATTGAAGCTTGTAGGTCTACATACTCTACAATTAATTTTATAGCCATTAGTCAAAATCATCTCTCACATTAAATTTAATTAAATCATTAACTGTTTGGATATTGCCATCTGACTTTGTTATTTCTATTTCTCCCTCGTATAAGCCTGCTGACTCAAATGTGTCTGATGTAAATGCCATTGCACATTTACCGTTTGTGGGGTCAGTATTAGAGCAAGTGATAGTTTTTAAAATAGCTGTTGTTCCAATCTTTCTAATTCTGACTCTAGTTGTTGCTCCAGTTAGATCAATAGCTGCGAATGTGGTTGGGTCTTCTGCATCTAAAGTTTGCCCTGAGGCTGCTGTATTTGAATCTCTTAAGGTAAAGTTAAGCTCTGGGTGTGTGTCCCCTACTACTACTTTGATTGTTGATGAATATGCCATTAAATAAACTCCTGATATCTAATTGTCAGTGGTGCTCCTACTCTACCATATTTTGACTTTCTCACTGCTTGAGCTTCGCCTTTATCGTACATTCCTTTGTTAATTGTTGCTGCATTGTAATCTGTCCAAGGACTATCTTTCATCATTTGCAGTCTATAAATAGCACCATGCACAATTGTTTCTAAGTACTCATTAACAATTATATTAGGAATTGTTGTTGCTGTCGAAGTTGGTTTTAAACTATATAAAACATATAGAGAATAGTTTTTGTCTGGTGTTGGAGCAACTAATATAACTTCAGCATTTCTTTGGCTGTAGTATCTTGGTTTCCCTTTGCCATACTGATCAAACAATGATGGCTTACCAATCAATGATGATGGTTCCAGCCTTGATAATTTTTTTTCAGATACCTGTACATCTGATTGTCCATGCTCGTAAAAAACATCAATAATATGGTTTAACTCAGTCCCAAGAGGAATATCTAAATCGCTTGGTTCGTATTCATTTATGCCTGTTAATGTTTGAAATAAAGTAAGTTCAGATAAATAAATATCTGTGTTTGTGCAGAAATCGATAATGGTGTTTCTTAATTCATCAATAACTAATTGTTTGGGACAGGAAGGAACTTCCCTTTTAACTCTTGGTACTAATGTTTCAATTTTTTTTGCTACTGCCATATCTATTCTGGTTGATCAGGTCTCGGTGCCGCTCCTGCATCTACTTGGTTTTTAACATTCAATGCACCGTTGAATGCTGAAAAATAACTGTTTGCTCTCTGCAAATCTCCAGCATACTCTGTGTCTTTAAGATATGCTCTATAGAGGATATAGTCGAGTATTGCGTTAGCATAAACATCATCAACTCCAATAACATCAGTATCTGTTGAAAAATTACTAATGGTGATTTCTGATGGTATTGCTGAATAAACTATTTCTATAGTGGCATCAGATGCTGTTGTGTGTGGATACACATAAAATGTTTTTGGATCAAGGTTATCATAAACATAATACTCAACTGCTGTGCCCGTTGAACCATACCAGTCATTAACCTTGTCGTCTAATACTGCTCTATCTATTTGAGCTATTGGGTTTGTGTTTGGATTTGAATTTCTATACACCTTAAGCAATCTCATGCCAGCTGCAGGTAAAGATTGCTTCGCTGTGTTAGCTGTTAAGGTAAGAGATGCATTGACTGGATTAGCATCTGGTCTATAGAGCACAATCTCTCTTTGAGCATCGTTTAGATAATCAAGTAAAGATTGCTGTGACCATCTAACATTGCTATTGTCCTGAAGAATTTCTTCAGCCCTGTCGATGATATCTATTACCTTAACTGTTGCCATTATAATCCTAGAGACTTCCTTTCTTCGCTAGTAAGAGCTCTTTCATCATAGATGAATGTCCAGAACTCTTCTCTATGTCTAGGGTTCCAAGGAACTATTTTTCCATGTTCGCCTTTTGAGAACAATGGTGTTCTGCCATCTGATTCAACGACTTCCTCATCCTCAACGACAGGATTGGCATTTTCTAAAGATTTTAACTGGAGCTCTAAGTCAGCCAGTTTGTCTTTAGGATTAAGAGAAACATTAAAGTTCTCTTTTGCTAATTTAACTATTTCGTCTTTAGTCATTTTTTTCTCCTAGTTTTTCTAGATTTTATTTTACCACTACTTGATGCCTTTTTGGCACCTGATGGTCCTAATACTCTTGTTAGTGTTCCGTATATATATTTGTTAAGTTGTGCTCCCTTTAAACCTTTCTTTTGTCCTTGCGACTTTAGTCTTTTTTCAAGAGCTTCTTTTTTTGATCCCTTCGGCATGATTATAAATAAAAGTGGGGAGCCGAAGCTCCCCGTAGTTACAATTAAGCTGTTTGTAGCTTAAATTCACCAAGTGCTGTAGGTAGGACAACTTTGTATCCGTACACAGCTAATCCTCTAACACCGTCACCAAATGAAGACTCAAGTCTTACTGATTCTGTGTTAGTGAACTGAGAGGCATAAGCAATAGCTTTTGGATGCCCATACAGACCAGATGATACACCTGCTGATGTGCTTAGGTTGTTAGAAACATACATTTTGAATCTATCAACCATACCAATGAAGCCATTTCTTAATGGTGATACTGAATCACCTGTTAAGTATGCTTGTCTTAGTTCTGATTGTTTCAACACTGAAGCCACTGCTGGGTTGATGATCATAAATCTATCCTCTTCAGGAATATTATTTTCATCAAGGTTTTGACCAGCTTCAAGAATGAATCCAAGAACATTAGATGTTGTAATGTTTGATGGAGTTGCGTTCACATCTGTTAGAGATGATGAAGCAGCTACATTAGCAAAAACATCTTGCTCGATCTCAATCTTCATGTTTTGAGCTGCATCTTTTGATGCTTCGTTCATGAAGTCGATATCAGCTTGTTCTCTTAAAATGTCATCCACTTTAAAAGCATAGCTTTTAGCTTTATCAATGTTTAACTCAATGGTACTTGAAGTAACATCTGCATAGGATAGTGATCCTGTGTAGTCCGCTACTGTGACAGCAGGAACTGATCTGATGTTAACTTTATTACCTAACCCTGAAATTTCTCCTTCGTACTCGTTAGTTGTTACTTCAGATAAAACGGTCTGAGCGTAAAACTTAGCTTGTAACTTCTTAGAGAATACTTCAGGTATAAAATGTTGCTCGCCAGCTGCGAAAGAAAAACTTCCGCCAGATGATGAATATGCCATTTCGTTCTCCTATATATTCAAATAAAAATTTATCTATATAGCAAAATTATTTCGGACTAACTCTTCCATCTTCGTAAGCTTGATCAATCTCTTTCTCAAACTTTAAGTACTCTTTATCAGAAAGTTTACCAATTTCCGAAGCAGTCCAAATTCTTTTGCTACTACTTACATTTTGCTTCCTAGCTTTGGATAAAGTTGGCTCAACATTTTGTTTTGCCTTTTCAACCAATTCTTCTTTAGAAGCAGTCTTTTTGGAAACTAGACCTAAATCTTTTTTGTACTTTGAAAGCAGGGCTATAACATCTTCTGTGTCCCCATCGGTTGCAGCTTGTTGCCACATCCTTGATTGTCTGCCTAACCATAAAGTGAAATCTTCACTTGATGATGTTGACTTCCAATCTGGGTGCACTTCAGCGATAGCACTGTAGTGTTTTCTATCAGCTTCTTCTTGTTGAGCTTTTAAGAGTTCCTGTGAAGCCTGTGAAACTTTATTGTCGACAGCAGCGATTCGGGCATCTACATAAGTCTGTAGTGGTTTAACTATCTCTGGATAATCTTTCATTATCTGAGACAGATCAACATTGACCTCTTCTTTTTGCTGTTCAATCTTAGCTTCGGACTTCATCGCCTCCATCGCTGTGATTTTATTATTCATCTCAGCAATCTTGGCTTCCATATCTTTAGCCCTTTGGGTTTCTTTGGTCATCTTCGCCTGAGCGTTTTTGTACCTTTCTTCCCATTGTTCAGCTGATAATAAACCTTTCTTAGATTCAGTATCATCTTCCTGAGTCTCTTCTATCTGATCAGATGCTTCTTCGGTGTCCTGAGACTCTTCGGGTGAAGCTTCAACATTTTCTACTTCCTCTTCAGGGGTGTCCTCTACTTCCGCCTCTTGGGTTGCAAGCCCTTTAGCTTCTGGTTCGGATTCCTGTTGAGAATCTTGAACTTGTTTCAACATCTCATCAGCTTCTTTTTCAAGCTTTTCAGCGATTAACTCGCCTTTCGTCTTTTCTCTTTCCATTTTATCGGTCCTCCTTGGGGTATCGATTAAAATTATTTATATATGTTAGGGGTGTCCTTACGGGTGCCTAACGAGTTGATTACTTTGTCAGCAATCTCGTCTAAAGATACTATAAACTTTAAAATGTCGCAACGACCTTGACTAAAGCGGTAATTGTCCGTTATTTCCAACTGGTCCCGCTCCATTTGGCGGAGCGACTCCATTTCTTCCATCAGGACCGACCATTCCTTCCCCATTTGGGACTTGATCAATTTGACCGCCCTGCTGGCTGGCAAGGAAAGCTTGTTGTAATGCTTGCTCATTCATTAACTCCTCTTGAGATTTAATTACTTCATCTGGATCAATATCCAAGGACTTAGCAATATCAGTCAATAGTTTTTCTCTATCAACCATTTGTGCATCCATTGGATTATTAATCAGAGATAGGAACTGTAGCAATCTTTGTGATTGTACTTCCTTCTGAATCAGGGCTGTGGAACCTTTCGCAACTATACGCATATCGGACTTAACTTTGTCATTGTCATTCCAAGTCATATTCCAATCGTACAAGCTACGAATCATAGGTCTGGTTAGGTAGTCATCAATATTTTTAATAACAGACTTAAGAACAATGTTGGCATTGCTCATTAGGATAGATATACCTGTCGCTGTTCTATTTAGTGATGATTGGGTTTGTCCATGTGTGTAAGAAGGTAGGGCTGTGGTTTCATCGGCAAACCTTCTGAATAATTCAATCACTGAAACTAATGCCGGTGAGTTTGATTGTGGTTGGTAGAATCGAACCATAGGTTGATTACCATCACCACCTTCTCGCAAGAATACTCGCCATGGATAAAGTTCTGTTGGGTCTTCACCTGATGCCATGATATCGGTATTAACCTCAACCATAGGACCAGATGATAAAGCCACATTATCTAGATAGATTCTAGTAGCAGCGTTCATTGTGTTCTGTGAGTCTCTCATCATTCTAGGAATACCTGTACCCCAGAAAGCATGAGGATTCTTTTCGTATGGGAAAATAAAGTATGGGATCACTGCACCCGGTAATGGGTTAAGCTGGGCTTTAATAACTTTGCCAGCAACGACCCAGATGTTAGCTGAGTACTCCATTGACAAATCATCATCATCGCCAAACTCAATACCAACATCTTGCAGGTCATATCCGTTAAGTGAACCCCAGAATTCTAGTAATTCAAATTTGTTTGTTTGTGTTGATCGGTCTCTAACATTGGCAATCTCTCTTCTATCCTTTTCGTGCTGTGCTTCATCGTGGTTACCATCAGGATACATTTCAATACACACATCTATTTCATCGTTGTTGAAACCCGGAAAGTCTTTAAGATCAACAAATTCTTGTCTAGAGATAATATGTCTTCTAAACATATCTCTCATATCTTCCATTGATGTGGCAAACGGATCAGGGTATAAATCAAAGATTGAGACCGCTTCCATTTCGGGAGCTGGTGACTCTTCGTAAACTAAATTAAAACCTTCATCGCCTTTGATCCATCTATGATCTTTATCTACCCTTAGTGTTCCCGCTTTCATAGCACCAGTACCAAAGATAACTTGCTCCATGATGGCATCTTTCATTTTACCTTCTAGGTTGCTTTCTAATGCTTGGTCAAGGATAGCTTCTTCCATATTAGCTACCCGTGCTTCTGTTTCTTCTTTAAGCTCATCTTCTAGTTCCATCAAACGAGCTTGAATTAATTCATCCACTAGACCGGGATCAATAACTTGAGCAGCCTGCATAATCTCTAGAGCTGCTTTCTCCATGAGTTCTTTTTCTAGTAAGGGTTGTTTAGAGATAGGTGTAGGTTCAATAGAGAAGAACTTTTGACCCGGCTGGAATAGTAAGTCAGTGATTCTTGAGAAAGCTGCGAGCACCTTGGTTCGGGTTAAACCAACATAAACCTGTGATCTTTCCCCTTTGGATTGAATCTTGGCTAACACATCTGGATCATACTGACCCATAAATGCTCTGAGGTCTTCTATCCAACCATCTTCGATATCATCTCTCGCATCTTTGTACTCAATGTATTTTGAATACAATATACTACCTAGCGAGTTTAATTGTTCTTGTTCTTCTTCGGTGGCATCAACTGCCTTAGAGATTCCTTCAGGTCCTAATTCGTTATCCATATCTTAAAAAAATTGTTTCTTAGTTCTCTTAAAATTCTGCCTATGCTTTCTCGGCATACTATTTAATCCGAACAATGCAATAGCATATGCCATTATTCTATCATCAAAACACCCGTTCTGGGCATTTGTTATGCCTCGAGCATCAACTACATAAGTTCGCAGTTCATCTATGAGGTCCATATCTACTATACCACTTTCTCCTTGTCGTAGTAAGTGTGCTAAGTTATCAATAATTAAAGGCTTTGTCTTGCTTGTTGTCATAAACCCTGCTCGCCTTGTTAACTTATCCACATAAGCATCATCAACAGTTTGCTCAACATAGAGATTAGGATAATTTAATTCTTGTATTTTTCTAATGGTGGTGAGTCCATGATTGTTTCTTTCGATCAGGGTCCAAGCTTTGTTGTAGTACATACCAATCTTATGCACGATGGTGGCGAGGTCAAACGGGTCAACATGACCAGACCAAGTGGCAACTTGGTTCCCCATATGATCCAGCACTTGAATGCAAGAGTAGTCACCATGCTCCAAACCTTCAGCGACATCAACACCCATGCAATATCTTAGAGAGCCCTTTGGGCTCTCGAAAATTTTTAGCAAACCTTGATGATGTTCAACGAACTCAGTCTCACGCACATCGAAGCGGTGAATCGGGGTGTAGCATTCAACCGCTGCTTGATCGATGTACTTAGGCTCAACAAACAGACGACCTGTTGTTAAGAAAGCTTCCTGCGGGGTAGAGGGGTACTCTTGTCTAAATAAATCCTCGCTGCCTAGTTCCTGAATCTTTAATCGCCTGAACATGATTTGCTCGTTGGTCAGCTTGAACATTTTCTTAATGTCTTCTTCTTCCCGCTCTAATTCGAAGTATGGGTCACACTTACGCTGATAGTCGGGCATCATGTACCATGGAATAAAACATATATCCCATTCACCTTCGCCACGCAGGGCTCGCATACACGCATCATAGAACCAACCACCGGCACCATTGGCAGTAGATTCTAATAGTATCTCGGACTCCGCTTCGGGGACTGTCTGTAGTAGACCGGGGATAATATCGGCATTGGGATAGAAAGCGACCTCAGAACCATGCAGATAGTTAGTGGTCCAACCTCTTCCTACCTCCCCGGTTCGGGCTGTCGCTATTCGCCACCGGGAGCCATGGGTAAAAGCCATAGAGTTGTTGGTGGATTCTTTGAGCTCTGGAGTAACTATTGGGTGTGGTAAGTTCTCATAGAAGTTCTTAACAATGTTAAAGATAGCTTTAGTAGACTCATTCAAATGCGAAACTACTACCGCATTCTGGTTTTGGGCTGATACTGTCTTCCAAAAACCCCGAGCCTGACAATAAGTTGATATCCCCGTCTGCCTAGATTTAAGGATGAGCATCCGCACTCGACCCTCTTTTTTGTATTGCTCGTTGATTTGTTTGTCTAAAAGGAGCTGTGCCTCGTTAAATTCAAATGGAATAACCTTACCTTGTTTGTTTATGATCTTCAGGCAGTGTTTAGCATACTGCGTGAGATTGCTTTTAAAGGTTTTTATAATTTTTTGTATTTTATTTTTTTCGTTTTCCATTCGTAAATTTACCATCCCCCCCTAGGTCCATAGGGTGTATGGGGTATATATGTACATGAGGTACCCAGCCCAGCACTCCCTCCCCATGCGGGATGCAGCGGATCGAGGTGTACATCTGTACAGTATGCTGGCAGGACATTTTTTTAAGGAAATTTTTCTCAAATCAATCAAATTATTTCTCAAAAAAAAGAATCACCTAATTGAGGTGATCCTTTTCTGAATCAAAATCGATCTGTTCGAACCATGAGTCCTTCATTGAGAGCTCAAGTTTCTGAGAACTGTCGATCATCTGATAGTACTTCATGAGGAGCTCCAGAGCCTTTACACGAGAGCCTGCGGTATGACCCACTACATCACCAAGGGCTTCCTCTTTTAAACGCTCTATGATCGCATCATGGTCTGCTAGATTGCGTTCTCGAGACTCCGCCAACTCTTTTGCAAGCATTTGTTGTACTTCATCATCGTTCATCAATCTGTAGCCTTGGTTGTAACTACTCTTCTCTGAATAGCCACATCGCTTTGCAGCTTCAGTCGCATTCTTTGTCACTAAGAAATGCTGCACGAATTCCTCTTTTCTTTGTCTCATTGTCTTCTCTTTGATAGCCATTATTTACTCCTATTGTTATCAGCTATTAGTTTACACCAATCTACCAGTTCATCTAAGTCCAATGTGTATTTCATCATGTTAGTAGCTAGGCAGACCAGAGCTATGTTTCTCTTCACATAGCCTTTGCTGTTATCTATCCGATCAATACTCACATTAGTTAAGTGGTAGCCTGTGCCATCCTTGATATGAGTCATCTTGATACCTGAGTACTTGCACACACCTTTCTGCTTCTTCCAGAGGTAATGCATATACTCCTTAGTGACTGTGAATTGATGTGTCTTCTTCCTTCTGTACTTTAGTTGGTTGTATAGGTTGTCTATGTAGCGGTAAGGACTGTTGCTCATTTTTTCTCTCTCCCGATTTGACCGGCAGAGGATACATATCTTTCTTCTGAGGTTGTTGCGTTTGTCTAATTCGTAGCGATGGATAGGGAGAGACTTCTGGCAGTCCTTGCATTTCTTTCTTTGTTTACTCTGACCAGTCGTATGGGAACGAGTCTTTGATTTTAAGGCTGAAGCTTTGAACATCCTTGAGCAGTTTCATGAATCTATTTACTGCTACCCTACTTGAAGATACAGCAGGTTTGCCCGCCATTATTTTTTCCCCGAGTAGCAGGCAGCCGTGAGAATCTTTCTCTGGGTAATTGCCAACATGAAACAATATGTAGGTTCTATCTGGGACATGCATCAACTGGAATGTGTCACCAAACTTTGGACTTTGATACCTCTCACAAATATATTCACCTATGGGTACACAACTAACATAAGGTTGGTTGTTTCGCCAAGGTCTTTCAGCCACCATGAACTGATGGTCACCAATAGTTAATTTGCCGAGTGTTGCTTCGGGGTGATAAGCGAATCTTTCTAGGACTGCATCCATGTAAATATTATAGGTGATTACAAGAAGTATAGGAAGCTTCCAACTAGGGCTGTGATCAACACATAAATGCCTCTCTCAAGCCAGCCAATGAAGACATTATCTTTTGCTTGTTTCTCTTCCAGTCTTCTTAGTCTTACTTCGTGATCTGATAGATCATCTTTGTGCCCAATCATTCTTTCCTCGATTCGAGGCAGGATGGAGACAACCTTGATGACCTCATCAACTTTCTTTTCGAGGTTATCAATTCTCATTTCTAGTTCTTTGAGTTCCATTTGAATTATTTGTTGAAAAAAAGATACAACAGCTAGTCGTTTAATACAAAGGCTTTAAAGATATTAATGCAAATCAGTGAAGAAATCTTTGTCATCTTTGTTGACATTACACAATATATCGTGTTGAATACACTCAAACGCACAGCTTTGACTACCCCAGAGGGTACGATGTTCGGGAAGCGATACACCCAGCGACTGTAAGAGGATGAGTGTCCTCTCTGATGATTGCAAAAGCATGAAACAGTTTTAACTATGGAGAAAAAATTATGTTAGACGGATTATTATTCGGAATCGTTGACAACGGAGTACTAGCTCTGTGTGCCCTTTGGGGAATTGATCTTGATCAGAAGTTTGCTGGTAAAGGTGTAAACGGTGCTTTGTATGGAGCATTGATTGGTAACTCACTATCAGACTTCATCGGTGGTGTCATGGACTTCAGCTTGCTGGTGTCATTCAACATTGCAGTTGGTTGCTTGATCGTTATCCCGGTAGTAAACATTTATCTTAGATATGCAGGAGGGCAGAAGTAATGAGAACAATCAATCTTAAAAACGATGACAGACTCCCAAATTCTGAGTACATCAAAAAAGCTGAGAGAATGTGGTACGACAATTGGGTAGAGCTTGGTCGTAAGGATGAAGGCACTTGTGTTCTTGGTGCTCACATTGATTCAAGTGTTGGTAGGATCGATCCACCACCTGTACAAGGGAATGTTAGTAAGTACGAATCTGCTAAGGTTGTTATGGACTATCTTGATGATCAAGGTATCTCATGGCGATACGATGATGGGATTATGGACTAACCTTTTCTTTCCCCGAGTTGGCTCCTTCGGGAGCCTGCTGTCGGCAAGTAGGCTTGCCCTGATGAGTTCAAAGAACGAAACAGCTAACTACATAAGGAAAAATTATGAAATTAAAATACGAAAAAAATTATGACGATGGCAGCTACAAAGCTGTTGTACTGAAGCTAACTAGAGGTGAGCTTGTTGTAAATATTGAACCATCATTGATTGGTGGTGAAAAATTTTATACAGCTTACATGAGCATTGACATCAATGATTCATGGAGGAGTTATCAATGCGAAAGTGGTTTTGCAACTGGCTATTCACTGCAATCTATCAAAGACGAAATCGATGAGAGGTTCAGAGACATCATTTTTGACTATGCAGTAAATGAGCTAGAAGGCAATAGCCAGAGTGATCTTTACAAAGACCTTGGGCTTACTAGGGAGGTTGTATGACTTACTGGAATAACACAGGCAGGTATCAGAAACTTGCTGACGAACTTCAAGAACTTGTCCCAACAACGGGTGAGGTTAAGGATGTTGAAAACAACCCACACCTTGAAAAGTTCAGAATGGTTATCAACGCATACTATGACCTCTACAACAATGGGGGAGCCAATGACGATACTAGATTTGTATCGCATTACTTTCCCAATTGTGTGCGGCTTGCAGATTTAAACATGTGGGATTTGTGTCACGGTATCACTGAACCCATAGTTGATAAAGCTGTGATTGCCGCTAGTGTCGAGCAAGGGATACTAGAAGGTTAGCACTACTGACGAGGTTTTATTAACCGAAACCTTGGAGCCAATTTTTTTTATATTAACTTCGCAAATCTGATATGCGTTGGCTCCGAGGTCTAGTGCAGAGTCGGGTGACTCACACATAAATTTATAAGGAAAAATTATGAATAAATTTACTACACCCAAGATGGAACATTGGGTATCACTTTATGGCTATCAGCCAGTTGTAATGCAGGAAGATTTTGCTGATGCAGAATTTGTCCTTTTTGTAAATCAAACTTATCTCAAGTTGCTAGAAGGCAATGTCCAAGATAATTTTGCAAAACAGGGTCTTAACTATGATCCTGCTATTAAAACTTCTTTTGAGTTCTACTGTGCTAATCAGAAAGAACTTAGGAGTTTATTAATCATGGGAGGTCAGTAATGGATAACTTCAATATGAGCAAGTTTAAAGTTTCTTTTGTGCCGCATGATGTAGTCCAGTACGACTACATCGTTGAAGCCAAAGATGAAGACCAAGCATATGATAAAGGTCTTGATGAGCTAAGATGGGCTATAGGTCGTGATGCTTCTAAAGATTGGGAGTGCAGTAATGTTGAGGAGGTGTCTGATGATTAGGTTGCGTTTTGATGAATCTAAAATCTGGCAAAACTTTCAGATTACTTTTTCGAATGGCTACACAGTTTCTATTGGTATTGGCAGTGCTCATTATTGTCAAAATAGAATAAATGAGGCAAATGACGAGCCTGTTGAGGATTATTCCATGGACTGTGAAATCGCAATACTAAAACCTAATGGCAAGTTTTTGCGATACAGGGGGGATGATGTACAGAGTTATGTTTTCCCAGATCGTGTAGCAGAAATTATCGCTTATGCAAAAAGCTTAGAGCCCAACAACCATGGGAGGGTAGCAGCATGAGTGCATGGTTATGTAGCCCTAATCACATTGGCGAAATCTGTAGCAGATCAGGTCATGTCTCTGGTTATAATCTCGTAACTAAAGACAGATATGATATGGATGCTTCTACCTTAGCTGGTCTGTTAGCTCATCAGAACTTGTTGAGCTTACAGGCAAGGTATCCTGATATGTGGGAAGAGTTTCTTTCCCCGTATGAGGGTGCGGACACAACAGAGAAGAAGACAAACTTTATCTGGCAATGTCAGCAACGAGCTAAGGGTTTGCCTAGAAAGAGCAAGCAGGATTGTGTTGGTTTGATTAGATCATACCGATATCAAGCTTGTGAAACAGAAGACTGGATCACATCAGATGTTTCTTTCATAACTCAAGGAATATTAGATAGTCTGTATCATGATTTAGTTGAAACAACCCTTTGGGCATACGATGAGGAGGATTAATGGTTTGTTCATGTGGTAAAGCAAAAACTTTTGTAAAAGATGTTAGACCATTTGAGGATGGTAGAACTATATGGCGGAAAAGGGTTTGTAAGAAATGCGGTAAGTCTTTTTCTACATTCGAAGTTGACTCAACTCGCTTTGCTGTAGGAGGCAAAGTTGATTGGAGAAGTCAAGGAAATGTAGATAAATAAAGACGGAATAAGAGCTGTGCGTTCATTGAATGCATGGCTCTTTTTTTTTATATTAAGATTCTATGTTAATGAAAGAAGCAATAATCGAAGTAGCGAGGGAACTTAAAAAAACCGACACAATAAATTTCCAAGACCCACAAATTTTATCTGGGTATCCTAATGATTTGGGTAACGAAGATATCGAGAAAGCATTGAGAGCTATCTCAGCAGTATCAGATATTATTCTTAAAGTAAGCTAATATTTTTGACAGCTTCATCGAAGTTGTTGCCAAGCTTAGACCACTCAAGATCACCATCTAATTTATAAATCCAACCATTCAATTTGTGCTGTTTACCATATGGGTTTTTAGGCACCCATCTTAACTGAACTCTATCATGCCCAGCATTTTTGAAATGTTGTTCTAGATCATTCTTCCTGTTCATATTGCTCTGTCCAATACTCTTCGAATATAGTTCTAAACTGTTCTAGTGTTGGGATTTCTACGACATCTGTTTTTGCTAAGTCTAATATGTACTGTGAATAAGCTTCTTTAAGTGCCTTCTCGGTATATAACAACATCATTTTTTTGGTGGACTTTTTTTACTCCCGCCTTTGCCTGCCCAGAGGTCTTTACGAGCCCAATAGTTTGCTGAAAACTTGTCATTTTTCGTGAGTTGACCAGACTTATTTCGAATACCACCTGACCTAGCCATATAGCTGCTACGAGCCTTAGAACTATAATTATGCCCATAAGACTTGTGTCCGTAATTAACAACTTTGATTTCATCACCTTTCTTAGCTAGTACTGTTTTCTTATATTTGCCAGAACCGCTATACCTTTTAGGCTTATTGAAACCGGGATACTTCTTACCCCTGTACATCACACCATCAGCTACTCTTTTTGCATCACTTGCTTTTGCCATTATCTGTACCTCCTGCTTATGTTTCTTGCTCTCTTTGTTTGTGGAACAAACTGCTTGCCTTTCTTCATACCTGCCCTTTTCTTTCTGGAAGTGGCTGCATATTCTTGCGGTGTCATAGCAGAAATAGCAGCGGAAGGTAGATACCTTTCCCCTGTTGCATTCTTTCCTTGAACTGATGGCTTGCCTGATTTGGTTCGCCATTTCTGTGCTGTCCACATTTTAAGAGATTTTTGTGACTTTTTTAATCCTTTCATAACAAAAACTTATAATTAATTATAAATTATCCTAATGGATTAGCTAAGGCATCCATTGCTCGCCAAGCTGAATCCATATCTTTCTGAAGTACATCTATTTGTTCTTCTAGTTCTTTAATTCTAAGCTCATATGACTGCACTAGCAAATCGTTTTCCTTTGAGGTGACCTCGATGTCCTTGAAAGAATCTTTGAGGTTCATGAGCTCTTTCTGAGCCTCCATGATCAATGATAAATTGGTACCTAGTTCAGCCAGCTTACCTTGCAGTGAAGAAATGTCGTTGTCGTTTATGGATTGTTCAATTGAAGATACTCTGGCATCAAGACTATTTATAAGTCCCGAATGAGAGCTATTACTACTAGCCATGGACTGGATAGAATCAATGCGATTATAAAAGTCACTAACATACCAGACACCACCACCAATGCTTGAGAGGAGCGGTAAGAAGATAGCAATGTAAATACCTTTAAAGGTATATTTTCCCAGTTTGATTTCAAAGTTATCCATCAGTTCCACATTGTGAAAAGTCATACCCACAAGCTATAGGGCTTGTTGTGTAAAACTCGGACTGTTGCCCTGCTGAATAGAACTCGTCAGCAGTCAAATAGTATTGAGATAAGTCAACAGAATGACCTTTAAATTCTCTAGTCATGTTGATCCATTGAATGGTTAGGGCTTGACCTACAGCATCAAAGTTGATTGTAGCATCTAGGAAAGACTCACCATATGCTTCCGCAGTACTTTGGAATTCAGCAACATATGATTCGTTAGATAATACAGCTGTGTATGCTCCTAGCTGTCCGCCATATTCTTCTATGTCTGTAATTGCTTGGTTGTATGAGCTTACTTCTGCTTCTGTTAAGTATGTCTCATCACCTATAAAATCTTGTAGTGCTTCCTGATCTCTTATTTCCCCCGATTCCTGTGCCTCCTCAGCTAATCTATTCACTTCAATTGTTTGGACAATTGCTAAGGTTGCTTCAACAAAATCAGAAATAGCACCTTCCATATTTTCTTGAGCTGCTTGCTGTTGATCTTGTAAAAAGTCTTGTGCTGAATAAAAGGTTGTATTCTGGACAGCCTGCAAGGCAGCGTTGTATGCCTCCATAGTTTCGAAAGTAATATAACCAGACTGCATTAAACTCTGTGGGGCAATGCCTCCATTCCCAGCGTAGACGGTGAACCCACCAATTCCTTGGATTGCTATGTCGATATTGCCTCTTAGTATTGCTGATTGGGTTACAAGATCGTCAACCTGCTGGTTGGAGCGAAGCTCTAAACCGCTCAGAAATAGAGCGAGTGTCATTACTAATTTCTTCATTGTCATCTGCTGTATGTATATCCAGTATGGTATTATAAAACTCTTGCTCTTTCGAGTACTTAGGCTCTTTAATCACTATTGATTCTTCATCACAATCTATAACCTTTTTAGAATCAGCAAATCTTCTGCAAGCAAATCCTATTCTTACTTTGTCTTTAATCTCACCGTAGCCCGGTATGTAAAGCTGTGGGTTTTGTTTCATAACTAAGTAAGCTGATCGACCAGCGACTAATCTACCATTAACCAGTATTGGACAAGGTGTACCAGCAGTGAACATAGCCTTCCAGTTATTTGGGTTCTGGCACATCAGGGCTATAGCTGGGACAGTCATGCCTAGGTCTTTCAAAACTTTAGCATCCTTTCTTCTGTTACATTCTTCATCTTGCACATAGGCACCAGCAGAGGCACCCAAAGAAAATACTTGCAAGCCACCATTACGAGACATCAAGCACGAATCCATGCCGCTAGACATTAAGCTTGGTGATATTGCTGATCCAACAGGCATTGAACCGGGACTTGAGCCAGCACCACTGTAGTTGTTGGTAGTTGCTGTTGTGTTGTTGTGAGAACTTACAGTTGAATTATTGTTATTAGTACCGAAGTTATCGGCTGACTGATTGTTACCGCCTGTATCTTCTTGTGAAAAGACAATGCCTGCTAAAAATAACAGGCATATTACTGATACTAATCTGAATGATCTATTTCTTAGATTTTTTTCTTCGTTTTGGTTTCTGGGCATTTCTGTCTCTCATCATATTTAAAACATCCCATCCACTTTTTAACCAGTTCCAAAACCATATGGCTATTTTCTTTAGCCAATTCCAAATCCATAACATTACTTTTTTTAGCCAATTCCAAAACATTAGCCAATATTCTTTAAGTTTTTCTAATCCAAAATACATTATTTATATCCTCCGCCAGCTGCTTTATATTCTCTAGCTAGCATTTGAGCCTTACGAGCTGACCACTGTCCCGGCTTGCCACCTTTCCCGCCACGCAAAATCTTTTGAAACAATCTTTTACGCATTGTTGGTTTAGTGTAGTTACCAGCTTCGTTAACTCTTGATTTACTTTTTCTTTTTTTTGCCGGACTTTTTCTTTTTACTGCCATAGCCTTTATTATATCCCATTACTTTCTCCAAAATGTTTTAGCTTTATTTTTAGCTTTTTGGTTTAACTCTCCGTAATGAAAAAGTCTCACACTACTAGAATTGTGTTTTGTTCCAGAGTGCAAAGAGCCATCAGGCATCTTGTGTGTACCACCTCTGTGGAGAGTGCCATCTTTTTTGTAGTGATTAACTCCTTTCATTTTTAAATATATCTACAACTCTATGATAGACCATGCTTTTCATGCCTATAAAAGTTTTATTATGCTCTGGTAATTCATCCCAAGCTTTCTTTCTTTCTTCCCGAGTTGGCAAGCTAGCAATAGTTCTAGGGAGAGCCATTTGCATAGAGGTAAGATACACTATGTCATGAAACTTTTCATCTATATCTGCCATGTAATCCATCCTCTCCTCATGAGTCTTAAGTTTGCTGATGGCATGAGCGTATGCCAGTTGATCTGGTTGATTATTTCTTGCTGCGTGCTTCATGGTTTTTAAAATACACTCTAGTTAAATATCTTCTGACAATAGCTGTAAGCGTTAGTACCCCTGTTGTCCAGAATGTAATAACGAAGCTGTTGCTGGTGAACATTAAACAAATATGAACAACTAGCCAAGAGAGAGGAAAGTTTACTGCTAACCCTAACATAGTGTCAGCCACACTTTCTCTTAATGAGTTTTTACATATTTTTGGTTTAGGTTTTCTTTTTTCGAATCTTGTCATTTTTCTTTCCAAATATTGCATCCCAATTATTTTCGAATGTTTTTTTATCTACTTGTGTTTTTCTTCTTTTAGAACCTTTACTCATGATCTTGCCTTAACATTTTTAATCAGTCTTTCTAGATACCATTTTGCTTTATGCAAGTCTTCAAGTTGATCTTCATGCTTGCTGTGATATCGCCATAAATATTTAATAGTGTTGCATTGTGCCACTACTTCTTTAGGGTATGGGTTCATATCTGCTACTGTTTCTAATGCATCTATGCACTGTATTTTTCCAGACTTGTAGTGATCTGGATTTATTTTATCTTTCATAATAAATCTTTTACCTTTTGTAATAATTCTTCCTCTGTTCCGTACCTCTTTACAAATTCTGTTTTGTAAGGATGTCTAGACACATACATATCATTGTTAACTCCCTCTCTGTGGTGTCTATAACAAAGAGGTATTGTGTTCATGTGAGCTCCCTCTTTTGTCTTACCATCGATGTGGTGTACTTCTGCTGGAGAATCACAATCGAAATGAACTCTACAAACTATGCACCCCAAAGTACTTATTGAGTCCATCCATATCTTTTCCTTTTTGTTCGGATTTCTGCCTTTCATATTTGTGTTGTAAGAAGTTAAGGTTTTTTTTCAGATAATCATTATAACTTATATCTGGTTCTCCTCTTCTCATTCTTCCACTAATATTATTTTGGTGCATCCTGTTACAAAAATTTTCAAATGTTTCATGCTCCATATCTACTTCTCTCCTGTCTTAGGTTAGCCATCTTCGTTCTCCATTCCTCGAACTGCATGTCAACAGCGGCTTTCTCTGTTTGCAGTCCATCGAGGCTGGCTTTTGCCACAGCTACAGCCATAGTAGCTGCACTGTACTCGTCACTTGCTTCAGCTTTAGATTTCTGAGCATTGTAACTTCGCTCTCCATCATCTTTAGCTTTGCATAGTTCTATCCAAAATACTCTTTTTAATTGAGTCTCTGCTTTGAGAACATTAATCCTAGCTTCAGATATCTTAGGAATAATATCTCTTAACTGTTGGTGAAAGTTTTCAGATTTGTCCATAAGTTTTTTTCTCTCTCCCGAATGCGGCATCCTCTGGGTCTAAGAACTTTGATCTTGAGCCATCAAAATGAAGTTCGAATTCACCGGCTTCGCCCATTCTATTTTTTCTAATGATCACTTCTGCAAGTCCAGTATCAAGTGAATCATAATACTCTTGTCTATATAACATGATAACCATGTCAGCATCTTGTTCAATAGAACCTGAGTCTCGTAAATCTGAAAGGACTGGTCTCTTGTCCGTTCTCGCTTCCACACCCCGATTCAATTGCGATAACGATATTAACGGACAGCCAACTTCTTTAGCCAGCCCCTTCAGAAGATTTGATATGTAGCTCATGCTTGCTGTTCTAGAATCAGAATTGCTTGGAGCTTGATTTGATGTCATAAGTAACTGCAAGTAATCAACAACGATGAGTTCAACATTAGTGACTGCTTGCACAGCTTTTGTTTTGCTTATAAGTGTTTCAATTGTTATTGGTGATTTGTCATATATGTAAAGACCGCATTGATCTAATTCTTTTCTAGCCTTTTGAAACTTGACCCAATCCTGTGCATCTAATTGACCAGTAATTAATTTATCCATACTGATATCGTATTCAGCACTTATTATTTTTTTTAGTAATTGCTCTTTAGTCATTTCTAAACTAAAGACTAAAACTGTTTTGCCTTTAGCCATATTGTTAGCAGCAACATTTAGTGCCCATGTTGTTTTTCCCATGCCGGGTCTGCCAGCAACAACAATTAAGTCACCAGATTTGAAACCCTTGATCTTGTCATCAATACAATTGAACCCTGTACCAATAATATTTTTAGATATAAGTTCAGCATTTTCCAATTCATCTTGCACCGCATCAAATATTTCATTAACTTTAATAGGTGCTCCAACATTTTTGGTTACTTTATTTTGAATAACTAGACTGTTAACTCGATCAACTTTCTCATTAATCTCTAAATCTTCAGCAACAATCTTAGGAATATCAGAAGCTAACTTTAAAAGTTTATTGTTAGCAGTCTTTTCATGCATAGATTTAATCCATGTTGTGTAGCCAGTAGAGCTTATGCAGTTATTCATAGCTGAATTAATAACATCATGCTGAAACTCATCTAGCCCTGCTCTTACTGTGATAATGTCAGCTGCTTGTCTTTTGATCATTACTTCGTATGCTTGCCTAAAGGTTTTATTTTCAAAATCTTCTGGCAATAATCCATCTTCCTGTGATCTTTTGAAATACTTACCATTCAAAAGCATTGAGCCAATCAGGTTAGCTTCTAACTCATAACTATGCATATGTCCTCTCTATGATTAGATGAAATTGTGTTGGTGATAACAATGTTCTTAAATTTGGTTTACCTGACATAAAACTTCTAAGATAATTAACATGTCCTTGGCTATTAGCAATTTCAAAATATGAATACCAAAACTCTCTTTTAGTTAAGTCAATCTTGTTTCCAGTTTTAGGTGATGTGATTCCTTTTCTTGCAAGTTCTCTTAATTCCTTCCATCTATTTTTAGCTACAAAACTATTTGCAGAATGTGTATAAAACATACTACTAGTTACCTCTTTATAAATTTCATGTATCTCTTCTAAATCTAAAATATATTTAACTTTAGTATATGTTTTAGTATTGTAGCCATCTGTAGACCCCCCATAGCCATCTGTAGACCCCCCTAATATTTTGTATAAATTGCTAGTGTTATCTCTTTTTTGCCACTCGATATAACCAGCATTTTGCAACTTTCTAAGATTATCTTTTACGGCTGATAAGGAGAGCCCGGTCAATGCACAAAGTTTTTTGTGTGAAGGGTAAGACTGACCAGACTCATCGGAATAGTTTGCTAAGACAAATAGAATTAGCTTCTGTGTTGGTGTGCATTCGTATTTTATAACTTTAGTAATGTATTCAACTGACATTGTGTACCCTCATACTTTCCCTAATTTAAATTAAAAAATATTCAATGTAAAGTGTTGAATTAATTTTTTTTATTGTTTACAATTCTTACAAGGAGTAATTAATGACAACACAGAAAATTAATACAGCTCTTCAGAATGTGCAAAAGTACATGATGGAGAACCCAATTGCGTTATCAGCTGAGAATAAATTTCAAGGCTACAAATACAGAGGGATCAAAGAAGTTATTCAAGCTTTTTCTAAACCATTAGCTGAAAACAACATAATCGTTCTGCCACAGAATATTAAAGTCTCTACTAAATTTTTAGAAGACGGCAAAAACACACTGACAAGAATTACTGGTGAGGTTAGATTGTATTGCACACTGGACGGATCATATATTGAAAGATCATATGAGGGTCACAGCAAGTCTAACCAAGGCAAAGACTTAGAAGCTGCCAAGTCATTCGCATTTAGAGATGCTTTACTAGAAACATTTTGCGTTCCTTTTGAGTCAGTCGTTGAACCAGAGATGGAAGGTGTTGACGAAAGTGATGAGCCAGTAGATGGTTCTCAAGAAACAGTTAATGCTTTCGTAGCTGATCTTGAGGGTCTAATAGATGAGTCAGATGCTGAAGAAGTTTTTAAGAACTATTCAAAAGCGGCTGAACTATCTGGTGATAGAGAGCTACTAAAGAAAATTAATCTTGAATACATAAAGTTTACTAAAGAATGATTAAGCAAGGTACACAGGCTTGGCACGACCAAAGAAAGAATAGAATTACTGGAACAAGAATCCAGAAAGCTATTAGAGAGTGCCAATGGACTAGAGGAGATCAATGGGAAGCACTGGGCAGGGATATGTACAGAGAAGCAAACAGACTTGTGCAAGACCCATTCGATTCACGAGCATTGTTTGCCATTGAGTATGGTAAAGAACATGAGCCTCATGCCTTACAGCAACTCAAAGAGATGGGCTATCAAGTAACTCAGCCCTCTTTTGTTGTTCATCCAGATCATGATTGGCTTGGTATGTCTCCAGATGGAGTATTAGTTAAAGGTAGAAAGGGCAAGATTGCAGCAGTGGAAATTAAATGCCCACAAACAAAACCCGCAACTAATGTTAAAGATCAGAAAAGAAACTATTGGCACCAGATGCAACTAGGCATGGAGTGCATGGATATAGATGAAATGCTGTTCTTCCAATGGTATGAAAACAACAGCCATCAAGAATGGGTTGATAGAGACCCTAGCTGGGCAGAGACATATATTCCAAAGGCAAAAGAATTTATGGATTGGTATGCCAAAGCATCCAAAGACCCTGAATACATAGCCAGATGGTCTGAAGATAAAGAAGAACCGGGTATCAATTACAAGAATGTACAAGAAGATGATAGTTCACAGGAATTAGCATCTGTCTTAAAAGAACTAAAGCAGCTCGATGAGAGAAAGAAAATCCTTGAACCAAGGAAAAAAGAACTCTCAGCTTTGTTAATAAAGCAGCATCGTGGTGCCTTTAGTACCCCTAATGTGAGATGTCATATGACTCAAGCAAGGGGTCGTATCAATTATTCTAGGCTTGTGAAAGAGCAGAATATCCCTTATGAAACTATCGAAGGATACAGATCAGAGGGTGATTCTAGAATTTATACTAAGCTTATTGAGGAGTAAATATGGATATAAATGCCAAAAAACCAATTAGTTCCAGAGTCAATGCCGCTGTCTATGACAGAATGGTTGAGGTTGCTAAAGACCCTAACCATAGATTTCATGACAGAAAAGTTGCCTATATAGTCAACAAGGTATTGGAAGACTGGTTAGCGAAGGAGGATAATTAATGGCTGATTACGATAATACAAATCGTGGTGCGATTTGGAAAAACGATAATAAAGAAAAAGAAAAACAACCTGATTTCACGGGTGTTTTAAATGTAGATGGTGTTGACTTTAATGTGAGTGCTTGGAAGAGAAAACCGGGAGCAAGTGAATCTGCTCCAGCGTTATCTTTTGCTATTCAACCTAAAGGCAATGCTAAACCTCAACAATCTTCAACAGATAAACCTGAAGAAGATATACCTTTCTAAGGAGGAAATATGGGTAAAATAGTAACCCCAGAGGGGAATGAAGCTCAAAAAACTATCAATCTAAACATTGATGGTGAGCTAAGAGAGTATGACATAGAGTCGCTATCTGAAGATGCTAGGAATAAAATTGCCGTTCTTAATTTCTTTAGTGGCAATATTATGCCAATACTCACAGAGGTAATTAGGCTAGTACAGCTGGGTAATCAAGTTGACCAAGGTCAGCTAACTCGCTCTCTCCCAGAGAAGTACACAGTAGTACAACAAGCTGAAAATGTGGTAGAATCTGATAATACAGATGGAGAAGATTCATCTAAATAAAGCTTATGGCTTCAGATTTAGACAAGAGTCTCTCAGGTTCTGAGAGGCTCTCCTCTTTACAGGGTGTATCATCACTCGCAGAAACCCCTTGCACTGGAGATTACTGCTCCACATCATTCGGGGATCAAATTTGCAAAACTTGTGGCAGATCAGAAGTTGAAATTGCACAGTGGCATTCTCTTTCAGAAACAGAAAGAAAACTAATTAACATTAAAAATGCAGCTGTTGGGTACAAGATCAGGCAAGTTGTTAACCAAGAGGAACGATGGCAAGAACTACAGAAAGCCAAAGCTCAGAAGCGTTCAAAAGAGACCTTAAAGTAGGTCAAGAACTTGAGCAAAAAGTTTTAAAAAACATTCACAAAAAATATCCGTCTGCTGTTTTAATTCCCGGAAAGTTCAAACCCTTTGATATTTATGTGCCAGAAACTGGGCATAAGATAGAAGTCAAAGCAGATTACAAAAGCCAAGAAACTGGCAACATCATTATAGAGGTTTTGATGTACGACAAACCATCAGCTTTGCTATCAACAGAAGCAGATTACTGGATCATATGCACAGGCGAAGAATACCTGTGGACCACACCACAAAAAATAGTGCAATGCATCATTCTTCACAACATACGCTGCCAAGACATTTTAGGGGATGGAGACAGCCAAGTTAAACTAGCTTGCTTGATCCCGATAGAATTATTTAAAGATTATGTTTGTCACATAACTTGACATTAAATGTAATTAGTGTATTCTTTGTATTATGAATAATTTAAAAGAGGATAATATGAATAAAAAATATATCTTTGATAACTACTTTATGGGCAAATGGAAAGCCGGAAGAATGATACTGGAGGTAAGATCAGTAGGACACAAATGGGTCTGGGTCAAGCCAACAGGGAGGAAGCAATTCAGTAGAATAACCAGAGCAGAGTGGGACCAAATCTCTAGCTCTAAAAAATTTGAGGAGCTTAACAATGATTCGTGAGAACAAAGCAATAAAATTTTACGAAGATGAAAAGACTAGACTGCAAGCCTCTAGGGTTAAAAAAATGTTGGTCTTGAAAAGACTTAAGCAGCAGATAGTTGATCAAGAGGACAGTATTAAAAAAGTTTCTGAACAAATTAGTACAATCAAACACGAAATAGAAGATTGGCAAGATGAAAAATTTTGGAAAAGAAAATGTTTCGCTTTAGTCAAAAAACATAACTATATCGGGTTTGATGATAGTGAATATACAGACGAAGAAGACAGCTGGGATTATCCAATTTCCTTTTGGTTTTGGTCGGATGATTTTGACAGTGATGATCTAAACGATCCATATCACGATGCACACCATTGCAGCAGTTGGTCAGAGCTACACAAAGCTCTTAGCGACTATGTAAAGATTCGCAAAGATAAAGAAATCGATGCGGAGCTTGATACGGAGGCGGCACAATGAACTATGGATTTGAAGGAGTAACTATGGAATATTTTGGAGAAGAAGCTTTACGAGTTGGATCACGCTTAGAGGACTGGCTACAACAGTTATCTTATCGTGGTCACACTAAACAAGATGTTTGGGTTGAAAGAGTTAAGGCATACAAGTACTTAAGAACATCTGGTCTAACCCAAGACACAGCAAGACATTTATTTAATCTTTTTTACGGTATAGAGGAATAGTATGGTTGCGGTTGCCCAGCGGTTTTTCCTTATTTTAATTTTCCGTTCATTGAGGGATTGGCTCACCCAAGGGCAAAACGAGCCATCAATCGCCCAAGGTGTATCATTAAACCTTACATTGAGGGAGTGGCTCACCCAAGAAGGCAAAAACGAGCTACCTACATTATGAAAACTTGGAAAGAAGCAGTTAAAGAATATTACAGATTCAACAAGATGGGTAAGAATGACTTTACCTATAGAAAGTATTTTGATCCTTTGTTTAAGGATTGGGATGTTAACGATATTACTAAAGAACACATAGCGAGAGCCAGATCGGGGATCAAAGGAAAACCCGGTACTGTCAATCGCTATCTAAATTACTTCAGGGCAATACTTATGTATGCCTATGAAGAGCTAGGCTGGTTGGACTCCAAGCCGATTGTTAAGAGGGTTAGAGAAGAGCATACCTCCCATAAGTATTTCTCTAAAGAAGATATAGATAGGTTGGTAAATAATTTGCCACCTCACCTCGTAAAGCCTTTTATATTTTCACTCTTGACTGGGGTGAGGATGTCCAACTGCTTCAAGCTGCAATGGGATCACATCAAAGAAGATCAGATTGCTCTTGATGCTACAGAAACTAAAAATGGTAAGCCATTATGCGTACCATTGAATAAGAAGACGAGAGAGCTTCTAGGATCAATTGATAGGGTTAGCCCATATGTATTTACCTATGCAGGTAAAAATATCAGCAGAGCATCAAATACGGGCTGGTATAGTGCATTAAAGAAGTCAGGGTTAGAGGGATTCCGCTGGCATGATATAAGGCACACTTGGGCAACCCATCATGTTCAGAACGGGACACCTTTGCACACACTGCAACATCTTGGTGGTTGGTCTGATTTTAATATAGTTAATAGGTATGCACACTTATCTAAAGATTACTTGAGTGATGCTTGTGAGAACAGTAATACTTTGATATCTTAAAGACTGTTTTAATTATTACCCTTTTTGAAGGACTGGTAGGTGAAAACCATAATTTTTCCAAATAGTGTTTTATAATCCCTCATCCACTTACCAGTCTTTCTTTTTTTACCTTCCTTCTTGTAAAGCTTCTCTGTAAACCTTATTGAACTCTTGCATGATTTTTATTTCTTCTTGTTCGAGTTCATCATAAATTTCATAATATTTCTTACGATCTCTTTCGTAATATTCTTCTCGGGCAGTTTGTTGCTGGTCTTTTACTTGTTTCAATCTTTTTTCTGTAGCTGCCAATAAGCTATTGTTCCCGAACCTTCTTGTTGCATAAGCATTTAAAGTGTTGCCCAAACTTTCTAGTGGGAAGTTAATTCTATCTAAAAATTCTTGCGGTTCTTCTGATGGATCAAGAGATTCCATAAGGTCTCTATAAGCATTTTCTGCTCGCTGAACTTCTGCTGCATTTTCATAGAAATATTCAACATCCATTCTATCATTTGGTGTAACGGTTATTCTTCTCCATATTGGGATTTGATTTGATGATGGTCTATCTGGATTAAAAGCAAAATTCCATGTTCTTCTTGCAGTTCTTCCTAAACCACCAGCACCCTGATCAAACAAATACATCCAAGGTGCCGGATCAATGTCAAGCTTGCCTGCGTAGAATTCATTACCACCAGACACATCATTTATTATTCTTACTATACCTTTAATAAACTCAGGTATTTTTTTATTTTCTCTGTAAGATTTTGGTGTTGTGTCATTAAAGTATGGCTCATAATAAATAGGTGATCCAAAGTGATCTCTATTAATAGCTAGCTCTCCAAATGGTTTGAATACAGATGGCAGCAATGATACCCCGATGTTTTCAAAGAAGTTTCCTTCTGTTGAGTACGGAAGTGGTGAGAAGTTATGCAATGCGGAGTGTGCAAATTCTTTGGCAGCATCTGCTAGACCATAATCGTAATTATCTAATTCTTTAGCAAGCAGTAATTCTGTAGATATTCTTGCAACATTAGCAAAGAATGCATAACCATATGGCATTGGTAATCCTACCCCTATTGCTTTTTTCTCCCCGTTTTGATCTATGGTGAAGTATTTGCTACCAGAGCCCCACTCTTCAATAATTACTTCTCCTTTGCTGTTAACATCAACACCCGGCAACATAACAATATATTTTGTTTGTTTTTCCCAATCAGAAAGCTTGTGATACATATTTCTACCATCTTCGTCTTCATCGGCAGTAAGAAGATTGTACATAGCAGTCAAAGATGCCATGCCCATTATCCCACCAATAGCTTTGGCTTTTCTTGAAGCATAGAAGTTTTTGTCAAGTGGATTGACTCCCCTAAATGTGTTGACTGTTCCTTGGATACTAGCATTAAAGAACATATAAAGAGCATTAGCGGTAGGTCCCATAGTCCCCATTCTGTTAAAGTTAACTGTTAAGTTTTTAGAAAGTGCAGCTGCTCGTTCATATATAGCTGGAGTTGCATTTTCTAGTCCGCCCATCATCTCGACATAACCTTGGAAGGCTGTGTACCTAGCTGCATTCTCAATACCCATGTTGTATCTTTCTATAAACTTGAAAGCAGCATTTGTGCCAGCTTTAAGATTGCCTTTAAATGTGCCTTCATACATATCCATCATGTCTTGCAATTCATCTGTTAGCTTATCAACTGTCCTTGATTCAATGTAACCAGTTTCACCACCATACTTTTTAAAGTTTCTTAAAAGAATTTGTTGCTTGGCATCTTTAGGGCTGAGTTTGTATCTTTCTTCTACCTGTTTAACTAGTTCTGGTGTTATTTCAATACCTTCACCAGCCAAGGAGTTTAGATACATATCTATGTCATCCTTATTAAGTGATCTATTGTTTTCGAATCTAATTAAATCCTTAGCATTTCTAAGTATGTTGGCACTTGTGTAGTACTCTTTAGCTATCTCAAGACCTCTAGCTCTTCCACCCTCAATATCTTGCTCTGCCAATAAGTTATAATAACCAGTTTGAACATCACGCAAGAAGTTGTTGATCATGAATGTTGGGTCAAGTGATGTGTTAACCATAGAAAGCCATCTAGTTCCAAACCTCATAAGCTTCATAAAATTACCAGTAATGCTGGTATCAAAGTTGTCAAAACCTTTAGCTAATAACTCGTCATATATTTCTACATATTTTTGCTCACCGTTTTCTCTAAAGCCAACTCTTGAATAACCCTTAGTTTCATCCCATTTAGCATCAACAACAAGATCACCAACATCTTCTGAAACACTATACATTTTGCTAGGGAAGGCTCTAGCAAGATCAGCTAGTGATTGGATTACTCTATTTTTCTCTGCTTGGATTGCTGCTGATGATGCTTGAACAACTGATTGTTGTAGTGGAGCTGCTGCTAAAGATTCTCTACCCTTAGCTTCTTTAACTAATGAACCTGCTACAGCCATTTGACTATTTATTAAGCCGCTTTTTGTTTGTTTTCTTTTTATTTCTCTCCCGGTTTTAGGGTCGATAAGAGTTTCTTCTGAAAATCCTTGAAGCGGAACATAATACTTATATCTTGCATCCCAATCTTGTACAGCTTGTTCTGTCTCTAAGCCACTATCAATCATTATTTTTCTAGTAAAGTCCATCATAGGCTTATGATATCTATTGAAAGCTTCTAATAGATTTTTACCTTTTGTTAGAGAGCCTCTGGCTTCCATGGTTTTTAGATCGAATATAACTCCATATTTTTTCAATGTAGCTACAGCTTGAGCTGTTGATATTCCTGAACCTTTCTCAGCCTTTTTAATTTTATTTTTTAATGTTGTTACTTTTCTTCTAGCATTAGCTAATGTTTGCTTAGTTGATAATCTGCTTTTTTCTAACTCAGCAAGCTCTGATTCTGCTTTTTTCAAGTCTTCAGCAAACTTGGTAGGTAGGTAGGCATTTCTTTCCGGAGCATGTAAGTTATAAATAAATTGATTGTACTCTTTTTCATTTATTCCCTTTGATTGCAGGAATTCTACTAGAGGCTCAAAGTAATCTTCTCTAATATCTCTTAGCAAATCTTTTATTCTTCCAGAAAAGATGTCTGTTTGAGTAGTAACTCGCCAGTCTCTTGAATTAGGATCAATGCCAAGAGCTGCAAGTCTCTGTAAAACTTCTCTTTCCCCAAACTGGTCTATCAGGTTTTCTTCTATGGTCCATAGTCTGCCAAATCTATTGGCAACTGTAATATTAAATTCTTCCATCTTTGTTTGGAAGAAACTCATTTCTCTTAGTGAGAAGTTACCGTCTGGGTCTGGTCCTCCCGGTGGAGGCGGTGGTGTTGGTGGGAGATTGTCTAGAGCTTCTTCTAGCTCAAGTTGTTGATCTGGTGGCAGCGGGGAAGGTTCTCTTCTTAGTCTTGGTCCGCCTTGACCTGTGGTTGGGAAGGCTCCATCGACTCCTGTGTCATAGTCTCCTGATCTGTATCTGTCGAAGATTGCATCAACCTTTGACCTGATACGAATAAGCCTCTGTTGTAAGCTTTTGCTTTCGAGTCTTCCTTTAAGATATTGATTTCCATCTGGGTTTTCTTGCCAATTATTTGTTAAGTACTGTGTATTGTATCGTATGTTATGTTGAATGTCAGCTTTTGCACCTTCTAGCCCGACACTCTCAAGAGCAGCTTCTATCTTTTCATTAAAGTTTTCAACAACCTGTCCATTAAATTTAAAGTTTATAATACCAATTTCATTAGCACTTAACTGAGTAAACCCATCGATACCCTGTTTTCTTAGAGCTTCGTTTAATTGTTTTCTTAAGACATCATTAATATCAATTGGAGCACCTGTTTGTTTGTCTACAAAAGTAATTTCAGAACCAACATTAACAGCCTCATTGGTCATATCATTTATTTCTTGCTCAGTTATGTTTTCATTAGCAACGAAATAAGGGACAGCATCCTGTCTAAAGACATAACCCCATGCTCTTAAGAAATCATCAGCATAAGATAGATCAACATTACTAAACTGCTTATCACCTTGGACCTTTTCCAATAGCAAGCTAGTTACTATATTAGGATTAATCTTGCCATCATAAGCTCCGAAGCTATGTGAAAACTTGTAGAGACCTGTCCCGGGAAACAACTCCATAATCATATTCTTGCCTTCAGATGTTGTTATAGCTTCAAGCAAATCTCTAGTCATCATGGCTTTAGCTTTTGGATTTAATTTTTCCCCGAATGTGAACTCAGGAAGTGATTGAGTGGGGATAACTTCTGTTGTTACTGTTGCACTCGCTTTATCTATAAATGTTTCGTAACCAACATATTCTGCTGGCTTACCTTTGGCTTGTAATTCTTTGTTTCTTGCATAGGTCCAGAGAACAGCTTGCATCTCCATTGGAGTAAGATTGTCATTGTGTTTCTTGTTATAAAGTCTGGTGGCTTCTTGGATTACAGATGTACCATATCTGTGGTTAGCTAATTTGTTTTGCATTTTATCAAAGCCTAACAATTTGAACATCCAAGTATCCATAGTTACTGCATCAGGATTTTTGCCTGTTAAGTTTTCATAAAAGCTTTGTAGTTTGAAACCTACACCGGGCAGCTTGGTTCCAAAATCTTGTGCATTTAGGGCTGCTGATGCAAACTCCCCTGCTTCTGGTTGGAATCCGGGCAGTGGGTCACCATTCTTTGCTAAGGCAACCAATGATCTTAGGGTGTATGCTAGGTTAGTTTCTACTGGAGTTTGAGAAGAATAGATTGTTAATAATCTAAGAACATCTTCTTTAAGCTTGGCATTGCCTCTAGTTAGATTATCTATTTCAACATTAACATTCTTGTACCAGTCTCTGCTTTGATCAATGAGTGATAAAGGATTTTCTGCTAGCTTGACTAAATCTCTTGCTAGCTTATTGAAGTCTTTTTGAGTGTTTCTGAAAGAACCGTCTTCGTTCTTTGGTGAACCTGCGAATGTTTTGGTTGTTTCGTTTAGCTTAAGTTGTCCGATTGGGACATAGTTGCTTTTGGCAGGGTCTTGTTCTGGAACTGGAACACTGTCCTCTTGTCTTTGAGCAGGTCTTTCCACTCTGCGATAGGTTGATTCTGGTCCAAAGACTTCTGCAATATCTCTTCCAGCTGCTCTTCTTCTGTATATTTGAGAATCTGCATCGGAACGATCTGATTGAAACGCATCTCGTATTCTGAGACCAATTGTTGCAAATTTGTTATCAGTGGTTGCATTGTTTATATCTTCTATTAATTTTAAGGTTCTTGGAGCATAGCTCTTAAGAATCTTACGATTAGTATAATATAATCCGTAAGCTTGTGCGAATAGTTCTGATCTAACAAATGCTTGGTCTCCTTCTTTCCCCATATTGATATCTGCTAGATATCTGTCAAAAGGATAGGATAGTATTCTCCCTCCTAGTGGACTCATGTTTGGTCCAGTTCTTGAAACTAAGTAAAGATTAAATAACTCTCTAAATATTTGACCACCTGTTGTAAACTTATGCATCAATACTTTATCAATGTCTAACCTTCTCATTACACCATCCATAGACAGTTCAGGATCAAGACCATTGTCTTTAGCTATTTTTGAAAACTCAGCATCAATGTCGATACTCTCAAACAGTGGAGATGTTGCGGCAAAACTTTTTTGATTTGCTATGTAATCTATGCTGTGAGCAATTTCATGAGCAAGTGTTTGTTGTAAATCAGCTTTTGATGCAGTGAGGAAGTCTTTAACATCTTGCCCAATATTATTTAAATCAATGTTTGGGTCAATTCTGTCTTTGTATGCAGACTCATTTAAGAGAGTTGCATTACCTACGAGAACCATCCCTGATTCTGGTCTAAACTCGCCAAGAGGAGATGCGGTTCCTCTAGATGCTCCAACAACTCCGATAAATGGCATTATCTTAAATACCTGTTCTGGCATTCCTTGTTTAATTAAGTTGTCTATAACTTCTGCTACAAGAACAGATTCTTGTTCGGTAAAGTCTCTTACATCACCTGTTTCAAATGAACCGCCCACATCCTTTGTTCCCGGACCAACCTCTAAATCTCTTGGTCCCGGCAGAATATCTTTGAGATCGCCATTTTCTAAAGTTGAAAAGTAGGAAAGTTTAAAGTTTTCTCTATTAAATTCTAAAGGTCTAAGAATTTCTTTCTGAACACGCTCAATGTCTCTAGGGTCTGTTTCTTGTTTTATCTGTCCTTCTATACTTTCCGGGTTGCTTTGTATTGCCTCAATAGCTGGCAAAGCATTCATCAGGCTACTATCATCATCATAATAAGAGTCTCCTAAATTATCAGTACCATAAGCCTTTCTCTCTAAAGTTTGCTCTTGAGTTTTAGGAAGATTTTTATTTATGTAGTTAGTTAAGGTTTGCTTGTCAGTCTCTAAAGTATTAAGCAGTTCTTTTGCTGAATCTCTTTGTTCTTCAGAAAGTTTTTCATTATTTGACCTTGTTTTTGCAGACTCTATTTGATTGTTAATCTGTACTATTCTTTCTTGAACTTTGCTGTCGAACTCAGCAACATCAAGTATGTTGTCATCCTGCATAATGTTTATAACTTTTCTAATTTGCTCCACAGATTCAACTGGATCAAAATCTTCCGTTGCAAATTCTGCGGCATATTCTCTTACTAATGTTTTTTCTGCATCATTAAGTTCTTCTGAAACAATATCTCTAGCTAGGATTCTTTCTGCAAAATATTCATCTGGCAATATTTCAGGATTTCTAAGATAGTATGCTTGCCTTGATGGAGCTAAGAATTGCTCAGGAGACATATTGTAAAAATCTTTTGGTCCCTCTTCAGGTGTTTCAAGAGCCATAATTGATCTTGAAGGGCTTAAAAGACCAGACTTAAAAACATATTGATAAGTATCATCAAGAGCTTTAAATTGTACTTCTGCTCTATCTACTAAGAGATTTAGTTCTCTAGCTATTTTTCTTGCTGGATTTCTATCAAAGGTGTTTAAAACATTTTTTTGTATGTCGGGTCCAAATGCTGCTACACCTTGTGCTGACACCATACCGCCAGAACTAACCAATGCTGATACAGTTGTCATATAAGCATTGTCTGCCATAACTTCCCACCATTCTGGACCATCGTATTCGGGGTTATCTTTGTTTGCCCAAGCCACTGCAAATTCTGTTTGAACCCCACCCATAGCTTTGTTAGTTTCTTGTAAAATTGTATTAACATTTTCAGAACCAATATTAATCATTGCTGTTGTGGCTCCATCTCTGGCAAATTGTTGTAATGTGCTGCCATTATCCTTCCAATATTTTTTCATTGTTTTAGAAACAAATGGTAGGGGTATTAATTCAGTACCAACTTCGAACAAAGCATTCATGCCAGATACTCGCATGGCATCTTTGTGAGATAGTCCTGACATTCTGGCTTCTCTATAAGAAGAGCCTCTTTCCATATAACCAAACACTGGTAGCATTCCATACATGAAGGTTGGGTTTTTGGTTGCTAAAGTTAAAGCAAAACCAGAAGCTTGTATGCCAAAAGATGTAACACCGCCTGAAACAGCTCTTGCAGTTTTACCTAGACCTTGTGTGTTTTTTTCTATTATTTTTTGTTGAGCTTGCCATTCATCAAAATTTTCATCTAAGGCATTTAGATAGTTATTAACATAGTTTATTTTTTCTACCCGAGGTAAAGCATTAAAAGTGTCTTTCTTTTCTTTTTGCCAGTCACTGATAAATTTAGTTTCTTGCGGTACAAACAGCCTTCCAGCTGCTCCTTCACCAAAAGTTGTTCCGAAGCCCAATGGTTTGGGCGGAGCTATTTTTCCAGTTTCTGTAAGAAATTCTTGTTCAATTTTTTCAAATTCATTGTTTATAAGAGCTTGTTGTACTGATGCTGGTATATTTTTGACACCTGATGCAAAACCAGTTGCTAGTTGCCCTATAAAAGATTGTGGAGCATAGGCACTAGCTCTTGCTCGATTAGATGCTGTAAAGTCGTAAATGAATTCTTCTTCAGTAAGCTTAGGTTGAACAACCTCTGGTTCTTTTTCTTTTAGCCCTAAAGCTTCTTGAGCTAGCTTTTCTTTCTCTTCTTCTGGTAAGAGTGAGAATGGGTCATTGAGTGTAAATCTTGAATCTGCCACATTGTTACCTTAGTAAAGGATATCTAGATAATAGGTCTAGTATTGCCTGCTCTGATAGTTCTCCTTGCCCCCTATCTCTGTATGCCGCTCTTGCTGCTTCGATGTAAGCATCGATGTCTTCAGCTGGTATTTGCGGGTTTGCTTGTTTTATTTGTGGCAAGACTGTTGATAGGGCATCGGTTCTATTCACCGTAACTCCACCAATGGTGTATGTTTGTTGAACTCTTGTTTCTACTTTTGTCTTTTCGAATGGAGTTCCTGCTTTTAGCCCGTTTGCAATTTCATCAACACTTGGCACATTTTGATCAACTAGTGACTGTCTGACAGACTTAATTAGCCCACCATTCTCATCTCTTTTAAATCTGTAGTAGGTTGCACCTTCTTTAACATCAATGCCGAGGTCTTCTGCTTCATCTGTAGATAATATGTCAACATCATCGGTAAAATTATATTTAGTAGCTAACATTCTTATTGACTCACTTTCTCGTTCTGGATCGTTACTACCAATAAATTTAATTTCACTAGGAAGGTTTGAGTCTAATTGTAATTGTTGTGAAAATCTGTTTGAGTAAACTCCGAATGTCTCGATAGCCTGTGCATTTATGTTTGCTAATTTATTTGGGTCTCTTTCATATAGATTTCTTTTTCTTTCGGCAACATCAGCGGCAACTTGGAAAATTGCAACATTGTTAGGATTTAGTGCAGTTTGGATAATGCTTCTAGATGCTGCTGCTGTATCCATTAGATCACCTAATGATATTGAAAAAGCATCTGTAGATTCTTGTGCTTCAGTTATGACTGCTCTTGATGAGTCTGGGATGTATGATAGAACCTCAGTACCATCATCAAGTTTAAATGTTCCTTTTATTAAAACATTGCCGCCTGATCTTTCTGAACCTGATACTCCCTCTAAAGAATTAAAATCTATATTTAAGCCTGTTATTTTTGCTTTGGTCCCGTCTGCTTTTTTAAATGTGCTGCCAATAAATTCATTTTTTCTTATATCAAGCATTTTGTTGAGTTCTGTGTTGTAATCTCCAAGGTTGACATTTTCTAGCCCTGCCCCAGATTGTAGTGCGTTAAACAAAGGCTCTAGTGCCAGCATATTTTTTGCATAGTCTTTGTCTAACATACTTAATAAATCAACAGCTCCTGCTCTATCTAGTGAGTTTGCCTGTTCTGCAAAACCCTGCACAACCAAGTCATAGGCAGCTGTACCTTTAGACTCCATAAAAACTTGATCATTAGCATGAACCAGTAAACCGTTAAATATATCTAAAGAAAGCTTAGAATTGTCGTAGTCTTGTTGATTTTTAATACCTTTGCTTTTGATAACATTATCCATCTCAAGACCTTCATTAGACAACTGTATGGTGTTTAGGTTTGCTTGTGCTGTGGCATCAGAAGTTGCTAGTCTTTCTCTATAGCCTTTAAGTTCAATATCAATCATTTCTGATTGTTGCCCCCTTAATCTTGTTGTTGCTTTTGAGGATTCTATTTGTGCCCCTTGAGTTCTTAGAGCCATTACATCTCCAGCCTCTCTTACAGTGGTGCCTGTTTCAAATTGATCTGCTAGGTCTGGAGCAACATCTGCTACATCTTGTGTTAATTCTGTTTCTCTTTGTTGTTTTAATTCTTCTTCTTCTTTTAGAAGATTAGTCCTTTCTAAGCTCAACATTAAGCTTAAGCTACTATTAAATCCATCAGAGAAACTCATCCGAACAACCTCCCAGCTAAAAAGCCAATGGCTGCACCAACTGGACCACCAACATATGCACCAACCGCAGTAAGTGTTCCTGTTGTCTGTGCTTGTGCTGCTTTTCTTTGTTGATCTAGCTGTTGCTGCAAAACTTCTCGTTCTGCTTCTAATCCTGCTGCTCGTGTTAAACCTTGTAAAGCTTGTTTCTTTTGTAGAGTTCCTACTCCTAATAATCCTCTAGCCACTTAATGTACTCCTTTGTGTCATTGCACTACCGCCAAGACCTCCGCTAAGAACATCGGACCTTCTTTGTTCTGATGCTATCCTTGCAAAGTTCCTTGCCTGCACTAATGCAGATGTTTCTGCTCTTCTAAAATCTTGTCCAGAGCCCGGTCTTAAAGATAACCCAAAACCGCCCAATCGTCTGCCTTCTTGTCCTCTAACATTAGCATACTGTCTAGCTACTGCTCTCTGTGCTCTGCCTATTTCTTCTTGTTGTAGTTCTTCAAAACCTGTTGTCATTTGATATATCAGGTCTTGTTCTACTGGAAAAAACCTAGCCAAATAATCTTGAAACTCTGCTTGGTATAAATCTGCTAAAGTGTCTTGAGCTGCTGTGTCACCTTGTCTATAAGGATTAATATAGGTGTAGCCGGGGTTAGGGGTGTCTATGCCACCATAACCGGGCTCGCCACTAAATGGATTACTTGTTGTGTAAAAAGCCACTAGGTGTCTCCGCCTCCGCTATTCATGCCATACAAACCTATGCCTGTTCCTATAGCTGATCCTAAGAACTGACCCCTAGCTAAGTCGCCAGCTAGAGCTGATCTAGCTCTTGCACCAGCAACGCTTTGTGCTTGTTTACCTATTTCTCCTAAACCTGTAATTGCTTGTCCTGCTTGTCCTTGTCCCATTGCTACGATATTCTGCATACCCTGATAGTATCTATCTACTTGTGATGATAATCCTTGGACCAATCCTTCTGATTGACCTCTTGCTTGGACCCTTGCTAAATCTTCTGCTCGAGCTTGGTATTGTCCACTTTGTGGGTCTATGCCTCTTTGGAATGCCATGCTTTGCATATTTCTGGCTGCTGCTTGAAATTGTGGTTGTGTTGCTGCATTAACAAAACCAGCAACTGAATCAAAAGCTGATGGGTCCATCATGCCATAAACTTCACCTATGTATTGGTTTTCTAATGGCACATAATATTGTTGATAAAGGTTAAATCTTTGTGCTGCTATTGAAGCCAAAGCCTTCTGAGAAGGTGTGTCCTTTATTGTTGTTGATCCACTTCCACCGAATGACATTATATTTTCTTCTCCACTACATATAGTTTAGTTTGATAATCTATTGATTCCAACGATTGTGCTAGTCTTCTATGTGGGGTCCAGAACTCAATTTTATTGCAACCTCGTTCTTTCGCCATCTGCTCTAAATGAGCCATGTACTTGCTAGCTGCTCCGCCTCTTTTATCATACGCAATCCAAATCAAAAATGATTTAGTTGGCATAAAAATATTAGGCTTTTCTTGCAAAATGATAAAACTTTCACAAGGGTCTTCGTCTATATCAATATACAACTCTGCTACATTATTAAGTAATGCTGCGTATATGTCTTCTGGTTTCCACTCTGGGTCTGAATGGTTTTTTATTTCCCAGATGCCCGGAGCTATGGAATCCCAGTAAACTCTTACATCTACTCTTGTTAGCATTGTTGTAAAGATATCATTTTTTCAAATATGTATCAAAAGATTTACTCTGGTTCAGGTGTAGGTGTTGGTACACTAATATCTGGCATCGGTTGATCACCAGCATAGCCGGGTGGGTTAGGAAAATTTATGACATCATCGTCTTCAGAATATGTCCCCACATTTTCTGGAAAATCTCTAAGAGCCTGTCTATATGTAGCCCATAGAGCTTTGTCTTCATCTGACAACGGACTGTCAGCTGCTTGAGTCCAATCGCATTTAGCTAAAGCTAGGTTTCTTTGTTTTCTTAAATCTTGTATAAATGTGCCTGTTCTTAATCTAAACTTTCTCATTATTGTCCCTTAGTTATTCTCATAACTTGTAAAAAATTATTATCAACAAAAGCATCAGCTGTTAAACCATTATTTTCTTTTACAAAAACTCTTACTTGGAATGACTCATTTTTTGCAGCTGTAAACACAGTTGCAACAGTAAAACCCATACCTCGTTCTGCATAGAGTCTCATAGTTTTTGATGTGTTCATGGTACTGTTAGTGTTGCTGTATATTTGCATTAGTATGTCAGCACCATCATCACCAGATATATTTTCATTAGGATCAGCTAAGTTTCCAGAATAGAATGCTGAATATACCCCTGCCTCACCGGCAATGAAAGAAGATTGGTTACCACCACCTGTGGTGCCGAAGCTGATAACTTCGACATAAGAGCCCCCTTCACCTGAAGCCCCAATTGTTATTGAACCTCTTGCAAATGTTTTGAAGGCACCTGCTGCTTTGATCGCTAGTTGTCCCTGATCAACACCGTTTGATTTAATTATTAGGTTGCCGCTACCATCAGTGTCTATTGTTACATTATCTATTTTTATAGAATCTGCTGAGAGTTCGCCTGTGATAACACTCTCAAGATTAGCAAATGTTCCTGTTAGATTGGTAACATCTAAATCACCAGTAACGGTAGAAGCAAAAGTTGCAAAAGAACCTGTTAGCTTATCAACAGCAAGGTCCTGTATTTTTGCACTTGTTACAGCTAGGTCTGATATGTCAGTTGTTTCTATGGTTGCAGTAGTTGCAGAAACACCGTTATCGTCTTGGAATGACCCAGCAACTCCGTTCTTATTAACATGCCTAACCCAATAATATCTAGTGACTCCATTACCAACTTGATGATTAAAAACTGTAGATGATGTTTGTCCTAGAAAAATTTTATTAGCAAAATCATCAGTACTGTTTACCCAAACCTCTGTGTGTGAGTGTCCTGCATACAATGGTCTGTTAAATGTTACAAGAATATTTTGAAAAGCTCCTGAAGCAGCAACTCCTGCTGGTATGCTTGCAGAGTCAACTCCTTGATCTACAGTTCCTAAAAAGCCAGCACCTGCTGATCCTGAGCTTACTGCAACAGTATTTTTTTTAGCTAGACCAGCTGCTATTAAATCATTAAAGGTTACTGCTTTGTCTAGGGCATTTCCTTTTTCCCCGGTGAGCTGCTGGATGTTGTCTATTATGTGTTGAGCGAATCTTTTGCCTTCTGGACTAAAATCTCTAGGGACAGGGAATGTTCCTTTAGCTCCTTGTCTTTTTCTTTTTGGATTGAGTAACTGATTTGCCACTAGGTGATCTCCTGTGCACTTTCATAAACACAAACTTCGTTTACGGTGTCTGTACCCTCCAATTGGATTTCAAACTCTTTGGCTCTGTATCCACCGGGCAGTCTAAATATTTCACCACTAGTTACTGTTTGTGTATGTTTAAGTGAGCCATCTGCAAATAATTTAAATGTTAAGCTGCTGTAAGAATCAGCATCTACTTTTGCTACACCGGGTGATAGCGGTCTATTAGAAAAGAATTGTTTTGATTTCCATTCGTATGATCTTCTTGTTGAGTTATTAGAAAATATTTTTAATGTGCCATCTATAACTAAATACAGAACATCGTTTTCCCTATCGTTGTAACCTGCATGTGCGTAAAAGTCTAGATTAACAAAAGCATTGGCTCCGCCCCTTGGATCAAAGATAAATCCTTTTTTGGTGCTATCATCAGAACCATCATAAGTAAAACCTATGTATTTGCCCTCGTACTCATAACCTTCAATGTTCTCTGGATAATACTCTTGCCATTGATCTCTAGTAAATATTTGTTGGGTAATTAATTGTACCCCTGAGCCTGAGGCAATAACTAAACCATCTGGAGATGAATAGATAGCATACTCACCCATATCAACCAATGATCTCTTATTAGCATTTGGTAAGTTAGCATCAATCTCAACGATAGCCATAGCACTTGGATCAGTACCAGATGCCATTAAAGGTTTGCCTTTGGTTGTGACTAGTAAACCAGATGCTATTGAAGCTATAGCCACGATGTCATCTTTGGTTGTTAATTGGTTAGCAAGTGGATATGAGTGCGGTAGGTAAGCCTCACTAAACAGCAAAGTATTGCCTGAGAAGCCTGCTGTGATGCCATTTGGTAGAGCAGTTATACCAACCATAGGTCCATCAGGGTGATCTGATGAATTTGTGTCTGGTGGGGCTAGGTTGTCTGCGGACTCTATTTCTTCCCCGAGTAAATCGTCTAAGACATCTTCTGTTATATTTCCTGCTGAGGTTCCAGCTATATCTTTTACAAATCTAAAAACACCATTGACATCAGTTCTATATATTCTTCTTTTAGCTATGTTGTAATTACCGCTACTTGCTGCTGGTAAAGCTAATGTAACTGTTGCACCATTTGATGCATCTACTATTTCATCAGAAGTTACTGGTGAAGGTGGTCCTTCTTCCCCGTAAGCGGTGATCTCAGTATAAATGTATGCTCTTGAAGAAACAGAGGCTCCGGCATCTGCTGTACTATTATCAACACTAGGTGCTGATGTAAATGCTGCTGGAACTGGTAATCCTAATACATATGAGGATGCTGGGTAAGGACCTCCACCACTAACTAATGTGCTTCTAGGTCCATACTTCGGATCAACTCCAGCTTGTGTAAAATAAAATCTATTCTGTGGGTCTTCTTTTATTGGGCTTTTTATAACATCAACATCACCTGTAAATGTAAGCCAATTAGAGCTAGTGATTTGAAATATTGTTTTGGTATTAGCATCTATATGTGATGCTGGATGTGAACTAGGTTCTGATGAATGATTAGTATCGCTTTTTAAACCTTCCAGTCTTCCAGAGTCCAAGAATGCATTCTCTGCGTTTTGAGCAATACTATCTGAGAGGAGTCTTGGAGACACCTTTTTATTAAGTCCACTAAATGTTGTAAGTTTAAATCCAGCCATTTCATTTTTCTCTTGATACACCTTTTGTCTTTTCCCAAGACCTTAAGCCGCCAAGACCAAGCATACCCATAAGTATAGTAGATAATTGACTAAATTCGAACTCAGGAAGAGTAACTCCCGGTGAATAAATATTAATGATAAGTCCTAAGAGAGGGGCAAGAATAAAGTGGTAAGCTAGTGCTACTCCGCAACACCAGCCTACAAAAGGTCTCCAGCCACTAACGAATATTGACTGATGACTTGCTTCAACTTTATTCACTTCAAGTTGAGCCATATTGGCTCTATGAAGTTCTGTTTTTAGTTCGTGAGCGAGTTTTTGTTTTAAATCTTTATCTTGGACAAACTTATCCAGTATACCTGTAACTGGTCCAATTAGATTTTCTATCATTATGCCCAGATTGCATCGCAGACAGAAACTACAAGTGCATCTTCACCTGAGTAGTCTGTAGCATCTCCGCCATCTGATTCAAATTTTGATAAGTGTTTTACTCTTGTTGCAACCACTGGAAGATCATCGTCAGCTGAATCATCTAGGGTGTCCTCATAAACTACCATGACAGTCTCATGGGCTGCGTTATGAGTATTATCTGCTGATGGATCAGCTGGAGGATAAACCTCTAATCGTTGTACATTTGTTACTTTAGTAATAGCCATAATAATGTAATTTTACCTTACCTTTTCAGGTTCTACAATGATTTTACCATTATCATTTGTTAAAGATGATTCGTGTATTTCTTTGTCTTGTCGTTCACCTATCACCAACCAAGATACTTTGGCATTTGATTCTGAGTTTTGGCACTCAATAACAAGATGTGACCCCATAACTTTTGCTCTAACATTATCCCAAGTATCCTCATTATTGACAAATGCTTGGATATCTCTGT